CTTCTTCTTCGTTCTGTTCGAGGGGTTCAGTCGGCGGCTCGGCGCGAGGCTCTTCCTCAACCGGATCGTCTGCCGACATCTTGATTTCGTTCAGCGCTTCGAGGATCAGCCGCTCAACTTCGTTGACCAGCTTCTTCGTGCCTTCTGGCGCGCCGACTTCGAGTTGGATCGCGGGCCGAAGCTTGGACGGGATGCCGAGCAGACGTGCGCGCGCGTTCGCGATCTCGTTCGAGAGCACCCTGGCGACCATGTCGATGGGACGGACAAGCTCCATCTTCGTCGCCAATTCCAACTCGGACAGCTTCGCCTTGGCGATCTCATTGCGAAGGCGCGCCTTGTCGATGGTGATCTCTTCGCCGCCTTCCTTCAGCGTCGCAGCCGTGTGCGCCTTGCGCTCGGCCCGCTCGCGCGCGAGCAGCCACTTCAACACGTCCTCAGTGTCGAACTCGAACTGCTTGCCACGGCCGCCATGCGACTTGACCGGCATTCCGTTCTCGACCCATGCGGAGATCGTCGGCAGCGAATAGCCGAAGATGTCCGCAAGTTCTTGTCGGTTGACGGTCTTGCCCATGTCAGTCGAACACGTTGCTGCGGTCCGTGCGGGCGATCAGATCGGCGACCACGATGTCCATCTGCCTGAAGGTGGACGCCATATCGCCTTGGTAGTTCATCACCGAGCGGTGCGCCTTGACTTCGGCCTGCGCCTTCTCGGTGCGGTGTTCCTGGGGGATCAGGCCGGGGCGAACGATCTCGACCACCCAACCGCCCATGCGGTCGATGGCCTCGCCCTCATTGGCGTGCCGCACGTCCTCGAACACGACGCGCTTCGGCGCTTGCATGTAGAGCACGTCGGTCTCGGTCCCGATCCAGAAGTTCGAGCCCATGTGATCGCGGCCCCAAAGGCCACCGAGCCCTTCCATGGCGTGCCGGGGCGATTTGCCGCCCAGCCAGGGCGACGGCTGTTCCTTCAGGTCGCCGTCGATCATGCGCTCGATGGTGGCTTCGTCGCAGCGCCGGTAACGCAGGTAGGCGCGCAGCATGTCCTTCAGCGCGCCAGCGAACCGGCCGCGCACAAACCCGTGGTTTTCGATGAGATGGCGGGCCACGGTGGTCTTGCCGGACCCGATAAGGCCCTTGAGGCCGATAACGATCATGGATGGAGGCTCCGATTGAGAACCATACGGTCTCAATCGGTATTGTTTCTTTCGAGCGCGTTTCGGTCTCCCTTAAGCGCCGCCGGACCGACAACGGACCAAAACATCAATTTCGCCTTCGAAAATCGCCAATCGGATGTTTTCCCGAGCAGGACCGGGGTGGGTCGGAACCCTCAGTTCCACAACCGATCCAAGAACAGAAAGTCACTTTTGAAATTTTGTATCTAGCCGGATCGGGCGGTCGCGCGTCACCCGCACCGGGGGCGACCCCGGAAGGACCCAAATACCTTTGTGCGCCGCATTAATAGAATACTATTCTAGTACTTCACGCTCGTATAGAATAACGCTTCTGTTTCTGCTTGATTGATATCAAAGCGGCCGTAACCATCGGTTGTATCCCCCTCACAACCGAGCCCGCGCTAGGCGCTGCACGCACGCTAGATAATGCAATGATGTCAATGGCTTGAAAGCGCTTCCGGTTTCGATCCTGAGCGCTTTTGAGGCGAGTTCAGCGCGCTTGCAACAGCCTGGTTAGATTAGGTCTATGGCATTGATATTTCTGCGCTTTCTTCTCAGAAACCGCTTTCTTCTACGCGCTTTCCGGCTTTAAACCGGCTTGCGACGGCCCGTCCGTTTTCCATCCGTTGAAACTGATTGACGTCCGCCGGTTTTAATCGGTATTGACCGTCTAACGACGGATGGCCCGTCGCAATCAACGGATGGAAGGCCCATGCTGCACGCAATCAAGACAACCCGCTTTAACGTCACGGTCCGCCGTATCGCGACGGGTTGCGACTTTCACATTTCCCTTTTTGCGAAGGATGAGGCGACCGCATGCGACCGCGCGAAAGATCGCGCGCGCTTCGCGGAGGGTATCAGCCGCGCCAAGCTTGCGACCTTGGAAGCCTCCGGCATCGCTGTTTTTCGCGTCGTTTCGAGCGGCATCAGCCCCGACCAATCGCGGCCCATTGGCTAACAGCCCCGCCCCTCGCCTTTCCCCTCTCAATCAACCCCAGGCATTCAATCATGACGACTCGTGACGACGGCGGACTCTCTCAGGCAATCGCGCAATTCCATTCAATCGTTGAGATGGTTTCCGCGCTTCGCAAATCAGACAGCCCGCACTCTACCGACGACGCACGCGACGCGGCGCGCCAAGCCATTGAAGACGACGCGCTTAGCGTTGAGGTCCGGACCGGATGGTTTAACCCGTACAGCCGCGACGCGGACCGCGCTCCGGCGGAATATTGCATCCTGCTTTGCACGGGCGGACCGGCTGTACGGATTGTCGGCAATCTTTCGGAGCATTGCGAACCCGAGTCCGCAGTCATCGAATATCAGGATTGGTTCAAGCCTTGGACGCGCTGGACTCCCGGTAACGCGCATAACGTCGAGTCGATCTTGCTCGATTATGCCCGCGTCTTTCATTTCGGCGAATAGGACCGCGACCAATGCAGATTATTGGCCGCAAGGTGATTGTGTCACGGGCAGAGGTCGCGGCGTTCAACGCGCAATGGCCGTGCAGCACACTCCGCGCAACGCGCGCTTATTGGTTCGAATTTGATGCATCGGGCGACCTTGTCGATACCGATTGCCCCGAACATGACGACGGCCCCGCCGCGCTCGCAATGTCTCAAGACTGCCAAGCGCTGCTTTTCGACAACAAAACAGCCGATTGGATGGAAGGCTAACCCATGCCCGAATTTATCTTGGAAATTGGCAGCGTTGAGCATCAGCGTTCGTTCAACGCGCTTGATGATTTCACGCGCGGTTACATTGAAGCGCTGTTTTTCACGGATGAGGAGCAGTTGTGCGACGACAGCGACGGGGAACGGGAAATGCCGTCCGTTGCTTTCGACATGGCAACCATGGAGTCGCGCTTCGTTGGCGGAAACTCGTTCGGCTTTGCCGACCTCGCAAGCGACGCGCTCGAGTCCATCGTTCGGGACTGTGAAGCATTCCAGCGCGTCAACGCCGCGCTTTTGGAGTCGGCCTATGCCCGCGACTATGACGCGGAGCAAGCCGGCCGGGATTTTTGGTTTACGCGCAACGGCCATGGAGTCGGTTATTGGGACCGCAAGCCGTTGGAAGCCGACTCCGAAGAATACGAGTCGCTAACGGCGGAAATGGTCGCGGCTTCTAAGAGCGGCGACAATGCAGCATGGAACGCCGCATGTGCGAAGCGGTCCGCGCTCAACGATCAATCACTAGGCGAACAACTGTCTAAGGCCGCGCGCGCTTGCGGCGGACGTGACTCCTATGTTGGCCGCGACGGAAAGGTTTATCTCTAATGTCCATCTCCGCAGAAACCGCGACCGATATCCGCAACCGTCTTTCCGCCTTCAATGATTGGCTAGGCGACCGCACTAGCTACCGCGCGGAGGAAATTCCCGCGCATCTCAACCCGCCGTCAAATGAGGAACGTAGCGCGCTCGAAATTTTCGAGTTTCTGCGGGACAAGCCGGACCGCTATTTCCTGTACATCAGCCGCGACAAGGGAGTCGCGACGACTTGGACGGGCGATGAATTGGGCCGCGTCGTTTTCGGTCGCACATATCGCGACAACTTCGGAGGCGAGCGCGTCGCAATCACCGTTCACGCCATTTCGGGCGATACCTATCACGGGACCTATTACAAGTCGTCGGGCGACTATGCCCGCGTCAAAAAGAGCATCAAGCGCGAAACGTTCAAAATGGACGTTGAATTTACCGATACGTTCGGAGGCGAGGCTAACTATTCATGGGTTAAGCGCGCGACTCTCACGTTCCCGGTTGGCGCATCTGACCGGGCCATCATGCGAGCGGCAAAGCAGGCAATGGGCCTTAACGCGGTGCGCGGTCGCTTGGACTCGCACGGGGACTCTTTCGAGTTTCGCCCGTATCGCTCCGCGACCGTCATGTTTGTTTCAACGATCTATTGAGGCCCGGACCAATGCCAGCAATCAAAACCATTGCCGACTTTCGCACGGCCGTGCGCCATGGCCGTTTCGCTTGGCCCGGCGGATATCCGCTTTACTTCATTACGGCGGACGGTGCGGCCATCTCGTTTGAAGGCGCAAAGAAAGATCGCCGCAACATCCTAGAGGCAATCCGCGACAATGACGCGCGGTCGGGTTGGCGAGTGTGCGCCGTTGAAGTGAATTGGGAAGACTCCGATTTGCGCTGTGACGTGACGGGCGAACGTATCGAGTCCGCTTATGCGGAGGACTCGCAATCATGATGCGCGCCTATGCCGTCGAATTGGTCCGCCTCGTTTGCGTCGCGCTTTGCATCGGGGTTTGCGTTGTCGTCGCGGGCATTGCCTGCACTCCACTCTAAGGGAATGAACATGGCAGAGCTATTTTCCGGTCCGGTTATCGGAGTCGAGTGGCAGCGCGACCCATTGGAGTCGGGCTTCGCAGTCTACACGCGACACAACGACTCGCACTCATTCAAGCCCGCTCAATACGTTGGCACGTTCCCCGACGAAACGACGGCGGAGCGCGCGGCCGTGACGCTTGGCGCGGCCTATTCCGTTCCCGTGACGCGGGTCGATTGAGTGGCGTTTCCGCCCATGGCCGCAACGCGGCCATGTGGGAAGCGTCCCCCAGGGCGATTCAGTGTCACAACGGGAATGGAGTCCCACATGATGAAACGACTCGCGGTCGCGGGTTTGATCGCGCTGGCAAGCCCCGCCAGCGCGCAAAACGTTTGCCTATGGGGCAAGCCGGTATCGCTGATTAGTCGCATGCCAAGCGGTCGCGCGGGCCTTGACGCGCTACTAGTGGCGCGACCCGACGACACAAAAGCCCCTTTCTTCGTTCTGCTAGAGCGCGGAAAGGATCTAGGACCATGCCGCTAGACGCATAGGAGAATGGCCGCGCTCGAATGTGCGGCCGTTTCGCTATGCGCCGCGAGGCGTAGCAACGAAGGGAATCGAGTCGTGCGCCGTCGTTGGTGCGCGCTCAACGCGCGATCGATTGCGCGGCTGTTGCGGTCGCGCGTGCGTTCACAAGGCTGTGACAGGTTGTCGCGTCGTCGCGCTTTCGAGCGGTCGCGACGCGGTCGCGCGTGCGTTTTGCGACCCGTCGTCATTCGCGATTAGAAGCCCGTACAGACGCGCGCCGTTTGCCCGGCGTCGCGTGGGTCGCATCTTGAACGGCCGCATAGGCGACGCGCTGCACGCGCTGGCGACCCGTGCGGAATGGGCGTCGTCGGGCAGGTCGCGACACGTCCATTTAGTTGCAAAAAGAAAATTCCCCATCAGATCGGACCGAAAATTGGGATCGGTGACGACCTACCGAGGAAAGTTGACAGACAGTCGTGGCAGCGGTCCGGCGTAAGGAGTCGACGTAGCCTAAAAATTTTTTTCCCCCGCGAATTTTTGATGGTGGTCCGCGAGGTCCACGCCACACTCCAATAGCTGCCAGCGCTTCTGACGAGAATACGAGCGAACGCGCTCGATGTGCCATCCACGCATGTAGCGAATGATCGGCGCGACATTGCCATCGACGATCCCATGCACGACTTCCGCCCCAGCGCAGAAATGATCCGCATTGATCCGAAGCAAGCCGGGGCATTTCGATGAAGGGGTTGACATCGTCGGGATCGCCGTAGTCCGAGTAGTTTGCATTTTCTGCAAAGAAGTCCGCGTCGCTGTGCGGATCGATGCCTGGGTCGTCTTCGAGGGATCGAGCGATTGCCGGGCTCAAGATCGCCGAGATCGCGAACGCGAGCAGAACCGTGCGTCGCCTACGCCCGATGGGGGTGGGAGTCATTTCGCTCATGAACCTTCCGGCTCGAAGGGGGTGGGAGTCGATTCGCTCATGGACCCTCTATCGCGTCGCTGCATTGACCACCGCGCGATAGAAGTGATGCGGGAAGCGCGCCTGGACGACGCCGGACACGGTCCCGAGGAAATCCCAATGCTCATTGATCGTCGCACTGCCCTGAAGCACCGCGAGCGTTTGCAGCGGCAGACGCTTCTTCGTGCGACGACGCACGATCAGCACCTTGCCGTTGCTCACGATCTGGAACGTCTTTCGTTTCTGACCGTCCATGCGCTTCAACTGCCGACGCACCACGGTATGGACCGGGGCGCTGCCAATCGAGCCGTAGGGTTTGATCAGGATGCCGCCGGTCGCGAGACGGCCGCTGCTATTGCGCTTCGAGTGGATCGAGAGCGCGTTGTCAGGAAACTTCTCTTTGCCCGCACCGACGACATGGCGCTCCATGTACTTGTCGATGGAGCCAACCACTGCCGTGAGATTGCCGCCGTTAGCGGGGCGGATGCGGATGCCGTTGACCACCCACGGGCGGCGCAGGACGAAGATGCCTGGGATTTGGACCTTCAACGCCTGTTGCGCATCCTTCGCGGTGAAGGTCAGCGCCTTGGCAGTTGCGGTGTTGACGCTGCGATCACGAAGCTGATCCAGCCGTTCGAGCATTCCCTTCGTGAGCGTGAGCGTGATCTGCACTACAGATAGCTCCGCACGATCCGCTCGACTTCGTCAGCGAGCTCTTCGGGGGTGGGAGCCTTCGCCGTGATGACGGTGAAGCCGAGAGCCTGAAGCTTCGGATGACGTTCCTTCTGCGCCTTCGAGCGCGATCCTTTGGGCGTCTTCAGTTCGATGCTGAGCAGAAACCCGCCGGTGATATAAACGCGAACGTCTGGCTCGCCCGCCGTGAGGCCCGTGACCTTGGCTTCCATGCGCTCGCGTCGCGAACGCTTGGCTCGGTTCATATCACCGGCACAGGTGATCGGGAGCCCGTCGTCTTCGAGCTTGTGAAGGCGCGCAATGACTTCAGCCTGATAGCGCCACTCGGGAATGTTATCGACGATGCGAGTTTCCATGCGCGAATGCTCGCGCAGATCACCGCGTCGGAAGAGACTGATCCGGTCTCCGTCATTGGATGCGTATTCAGTCGAAACAGGCGACCTAATTCATCTTGCGATGTAGCTTCCTGATGACCTCCCGCAGATCGTCTGCGTATTCCTCAACGATCCGTCGCGCTTCCTCTGAGCGGGAGGGCTTGGGCGTTGGGGGCTCATGAGCACTGGGATCGTCGGTCCGGTTCATAGCCCGATGATCCAGCAACGCTAAAGGCGTCCTTTGATTTAAATCAATAGGAGACGACCGCCCTCGCCGATCAGCGGCTCGCCGTGCTTCGCCATGAAGTACCGCGTCCCCTTGCGTCCGCGATCCGACGTGCGGACAAGAGCCGAGCGGATCACGCCCATGTTCTCGAACATCTCGCCGATGATGGCAACCCGATCCCGAGCGATCTTACCCTTGTTGGCGATCTCATAGGCGGCAATGCCCGTTGCGCCGGCGGCTTCGACATAGGCCATCATCCGCTCTTCGTCGGTCAGGTTGCGAGAGAGCCGCTGCCTTCCCTTCGGCTGCTCGACCTTCGGCTCTGAGCCAGCCGGGGCAAGGTCGGGCTGCGTCTCCGCGACGATGGGCATCGTATGCGGCCTATCGAGCCAGAGCGCATCGCGGAGCGCCGTAACGGGAATGGCGGGGTGTTTCTTGGCGAACGTCCGGCAGAGCGTCATGAGCTTCGTCGCCTCGACTGCGATGGCGTACCTGATCTCGGCCTTCGCCGACTGATGTTCGTTCCATGCACCGCCGGGATCGGTCCCGAGCAAAAGCCTGATCTTCAGAAACGTCGGATGCGCCTGGGTGAGGAAGCCAGCCAGTGCCGGGTCCATGAGCGGCGCTTGCTCGATGCCGACCGCCTTCGGCCGACCTCGACCGGGACGCATCGTCGCCGGGAACACTCTGCCGTGCCCCCGCCGCATCGAGAGCCAGATCAGCTTCTTCCGGTGCAGATACCGGGCGATGCCCTCTGCCTCGCTGGGATGGCACGGCAAGGCGTTGGCGAAGCCAACGAAGGACCACCCATCGTCGGGCACGTTGAGGAACGCGGCCTTGGCGTCCCACTCTCCCATGACCTTCCTGCGCATCGGATAATATCCACTTCGATCCGTCGAACCCGCACTTCCATCCGTCGCGGGCGATAATGTCAACTGCGGTTTCGAGGGTTTCGCCCCTATATATAGAGGTAACGTACTACACGCATATCTTCTAAATAATATATTACAAGTATATATTACCATTATATACGTAGGAGAAACCCTCCAAACCCCCTTCAGCCCGCGCCTAGAATAGGGGGTTTTGTTCTTCGGGGGTATTCCTCGAAAACCCAAACCCCCCTCATTTCGATAATATGGAGTTGGCGATTTCCATGTGCGAGATCGGCCTGCTCTTCACCGTTCGCTAACCATCGGCCTGCGGCCATCCGTCAACAACCCTATCAAAACCCTTGCGCGACGGATGATCCTTCGTGTATCCGTTGATTCACGCGGGACCGGCCTGATTCACGCCGGACGGGGACGGGAAATCCACACCGCACATCGCCGATCTGAACAACGCCCTTCGGGGCGAACGGGAGAGCTTTGTCTATGTCTCAACACTATCCGAACACGCCGGGATCGAAGGGCGGGGGCGCTTCGAAGGACGCGGCCGAGAAGGTCGTCACGCGGGCTGCGAAGCTCCGCATCGCGATCCTCGAACTGATGCTCAAGGGATACCGGCTGACCGCTGACGAGATCGCGGCGCAGTTGCGCGAGAGCGTCTTGGCGATCCGCCCCCGCGTCTCGGAACTCGTCACGAAGGGCGACCTGATCAAGCTGAAGGATCGCCGCAAGAACGTCAGCGGCATGACGGCTCACGTCATCCGCCACAAGGACAGCCTGACGGCCGTCGATCTCCCCCAGCCCTCCACCGCAAAGCCGCGTCGCTCCGCGCCGCAGGCAATGCACTCCGACCAAAACGCTCTGTTCGGCTGAGGGGGATCGCCATGACTGAATACCTGCTCACGCACTGCGAACGGATGCTGACGCGCAAGGCGCTCGGCCTCGAACACGGCAACTCAGTCAACCGCAATCGCGTCGCCGTCCATCTCAACGGCGAAGACATCGGCGTCGCTCTGCGCCTTGTCGCCAAGGACTACATGGCCCGCGATCCGGCGCGCGACTTCGGCCAGATGCGCGTCTTCGTCGTGACGGCAGCCGGGGCCAAGGCCATCGGCAAGAAGCTGCCGCCCGCTCACGTCGTCCTGCCTGCCGCCGCCTGATCCCACCCAACCCAACCTGCAAGCGATCCTTGCAGGTTCACCCTCCAATGAAAGCCATCCCCATGCTTCGACTCTACACGGTGCTCGCCACCGGCGGCTTCGGCCTCTGTCTCGCGCTCGACGCGACCCTCAACGGCTACGCGACGGTCGCCTGCACTTTCACCACCGCCGCCATGGTCCTCATGCTGTTCGGTTGGTTCGATCTGCGTTCGTCCATCGCGACCAAGGCGCACAACGATATTCTGCGCGAGAACATCAACACGCTGATCAAGCTGAACGCCAAGCGCTCGGCCGAAGCCGCGTTGTTCCTTCACGCCCTGATCAACATCCGCGACGGGCTGCGCGAGGGGATGCGGCGCGAGGGGATGATCGAGGTCGTCGAAGACGCGCTCGCCGAGCATCACGATCCGGCCACCGCTGCGCAGTTCTGCATCGAGTGGCTGAAGGCGTTGGGCGTCCCGCCGATGGTCTCGATCCCCGTTCCCGCCGAACCCGCGCTCGACGGAAAGGCGTTCTGATCATGAGCCAATTTCAAAACGGCCTGCTCGCGCGCGCACAGGCGTTCGTTGATCGGACCTATGTGCAGCAAGCCGATGCCCGGCAGAAGTCCATGGGCCTCGCCTACGTCACGGCAGAGCGCACCGACCTCGCTCGCGAGATCGCCGCGTTCACCGAGCGCGCACAGAACGCGCGGATCGAAGAACTCGAAGCGAAGCTCGCCGAGAGCGAGAAGCGCATCAACGCCCTGCGTTCGGCGGTGCGCGCGGAGGGCTTCGCGTGAGGACGTTGGTTCGTCTTCCGATCAGTCAGGCGGCGTTCGCAGAGATCGCCGCCAAGCTGCGGGCCGCTGACTACGGCCACTGCTTTCTGACCACCGGCGAGATCGCGATGGATGGCATCGCGGTCGAGCCCGATCCCAACGCCTTCATGCCACCGGGCGTCGTCGAGGTTGATCCGAGGGACATCAGCCGCGACCGCTTCCGCGAAATCTACGGACTCGACAACCTGGGGAACGACAACAGTGAAACTTGAGAACTTCCACGCCGTGGCCGAACTGATCAAGGAACGCGACTACTTGACCGGCCTGCTCATTCGTCTCGGATCGGAGACGAAGATCACGCTCAAGACGCCGATGCAGAGCACGCAAGACCTGCGTCCCGATCTGGTCGAGCGCATGCTGCCCGAGATGAAGCTGGTCATCGAGCAGGCCATTGCTTGCACCGGCGAAAAGCTGGCCGCCTTTGGCGTCACCACCGAGAAGGATGCCGCGTAATGGCGCGCATCCTGACCGATGTTGACGTGAAGATCGTGCCCCGCATGGCGGCCAACGGCCACCCGTTCACGGAGTTGCTTCATACCTGGGTCGAGGGCGGACAGCGTCGCAACGCCCTCTCGCGCGTCGCGTGGTTCGTCTCCGACACGCCGCACACGCGCGCCTACCAGATCGAGGCGTTCAAGAAGCGCCAGTTGCGCAACTAAGGCGACCCGAATGAGCACGCGCCGGGATCGCATTCGAGGCAAGGTGATGTCTCGCGTCGAGATCGTCCAAGGGACGGTGCTCGACACGCCCTGTCACATTTGGACAGGGCCAACTTCGGGAAGCAAAGGCAGGGGGAAGGACTACCCGCGCATGTGTCTCGATGGCGGCACGATGGCCGTCCATATCGTGATGTACGTGCTCGAACACGGTCCGATCCCTCCGCGCAAGCAACTCGATCATCGCTGCCGCACTCGCCGATGCGTGAATGCGGATCACCTGGAAATGGTGACGCACAAAGAGAACATGCGTCGCCGAGATGAGGCCAAGCGCTTCGTGTGTGAAGCCGTAGCGGCCTAATAGGAGACAAAGTCAATGAAGCGCCTTATCAGCGCGGTCGCAGTCGCGGCCGTGGTGGGAACCTCTTTGCCTGCGTTCGCGTCCGACATTCGCTCGATCATCGACGACGCCGCAGACGCCCAGGGCATTCCGCGTGCCTTGGGCCACGCCGTGGCGAAGGTCGAGAGCAACTACAACTGCGCCCTCCGTGGCCGCGCTGGCGAGCGCGGGATCATGCAGGTCAAGCCCGCCACCGCTCGCGAGGTCGGCGTCACCGGCAACCTGTTCGACTGTGCCACCGGCGCTCGCGCTGGCATGGCCTACCTCCGCGTCGCGATCTCGCGCGGCGGTTCCGGCTGCGCTGGCGTGAGCCTCTATCAGCGGGGCGTCTATGCGCGACCGGCTTGCACGGCCTACGGCCGCAAGGTGATGCGCGCATTTGCCGCGTATCACTGAGCGCAACGCCCCGGTGCATTAGCGCAACTCCGGATTAGTACGGACCGCTTTTTCCGCGTGAAACCTGACCAAATTCACACTCGTGAATTGACGGACGATCCGTCGAACATCTAGAAACACGCCCAAGACGCAGAGCGAATCTGCGCCTTGGGTGGCATCACACCCAACCAGTAAAGTCGCCGGGGGCTGCCCGGCAGAAGGGACCATCAATCGTGAATAACCGGGGCGACGTGCTCGCGCTTGCATCAGCGTTGAGCGGCGGGGATGAAGTGACTCTTGGGCCAACTGACATGGCAGTATGTGCCGCAGCGCTCAGGTTCTACGCGAACGAGCAGACCAAGGCGGGGATGCTGAAGCTGATGAAGGTCCCGGCGCTTCTCGCCGCTGTTTTCATGGGGTTTCTGGCGCTCGGTGGCTCCTCGATTGGGAACACTGAAGTCTCGATGATGGAGCTTGCACCCGCTCACTTCGAGTCGTTCGCGCGTAGCACGTTGAAGCCGCTGCCGCACACGAGTCCTGAGTCACTCGAAATGCAGCGCTACGCCGCAGCGTATCCGAATGAGGGATAGCCCGCTCAACATCACCGAGAAAATCAAAAGCCCGCTTCGCAGCGGGCTTTTTTATTGGCATCGCGAGGCCCGTAAAAAACCGGGGGCTGACCCCCGGTTCATCCGTCGTTAATCCGTCACAGTGCGAACCACCGATGCGAGGGCCGCCCGCCCGTCTTGGTCGTTGCGAACCGCTGCTCGATGACCTTGGACTCGAGAAGCTGTTGGGTGATGTCGTTCAGGCGACGCAGATCGAACTCGCCGTTGACCATCTTCTTCAGGGTCGAGCTAGTGA